CTAAGCCAAGATTTGTTTTAAAGCTTCTATCTCTAGATAGTTCAGGAAAATCTAAACACATCTGAATGTATAAAGGTTTTACCAGTATCTCCTGGAATATTGACCTTAATCTTCTTAGGAATTTCTCAAATCTTATTTCATCTCTTTCCAATTGATCTATGCCTGTCTGATAATTAACAGGTCCAGAAGCTCTAGAAGCAAACCTAGCATAAGGTATCTTTGAATCCATTTTAAGCTTGTTATAGAAATAAAGAACATTATCCATAACGTTGAAATCAGGTCCGCTTGGATTAAGAGACTCGATTTGAGGGGATTGCCCATTCTGTTCAGGAAATAGGTAGTTTTTATAAAACTGAACCTTAGGCCTCCCATTAACTGTTAATTCCCCTGATGCGTCATTAATTGCAATATCTTCCTTATAGTTTGACATTAGCTGTCCTAAAGTTTGCATAGCCTTTTGTGGAGATTGACTTCCCGTGGGTATGATAAATTTAAGTCTATATGAAGCATTCATAACATTCCAGATTATTCTAGAATTTTCCATGATTCTAAGTATGTTATACGATCTAACTAATCTCTCGATATAGCTAACCCTAGATACGCTGTTTCCTTTAGCATAAGAAATATAGACGATCTGCTCATTTGTAAGCTTTCTAGTCATCTGCGGATTCTTAGGGTATTGAATCCAGAATTGCTGATATTCGTTTTCCCCAATTTTTTCAACCGCTGGCTGAAGTGAAGAAGCATCCAATTCTTTGAACCCTATTATCTCCTTACCCTTGTTATCGTAGATAATCTCAAAAGCAAGAAATCCATCGATTAGGAATTGTTTAAAATACTGCCATCCTAGTATGGAATTCTGAAAGCCAAAAACATTATAAATCCTGTTATAATGATCAGCTATCTTATCCTTTACCTTTTCCTTAATATCTAGATTAACGAAAGAAGGATTAGCAAAATAATTTCTATCGTCGTATGTGATAGATTCGTCTGTAATAGTATCAAGTATAAATTCAATTTCTCCATTTAGTGAAAATTTTCTTAAGAAGTTTCTTTTTTCTATATAATCCTTATCAAAATAAGCAATATATTTTCTTACCTTAGTATCCTGATAGGAAGCTGTCCAATAGAAAGCATCATCCTGAGTAAACCCAGTTCCTTGCTGAGAGAAAGCTCCTTCAGTTTTACCTATAGCCTGAGAGTTTCTAACGACCATATCGTCATACTGCATACCAAACTTGGAAACCTTCCCGAGGTTCCTTATTATGTTGCCTAGAGCTGACTCGTTAGGTCTTAAAAAATCTAAAAATCCTGCCATTTCTTATTTTTATAATGTTACCTCTGGTGCTTTTTCTTCCCCTTCTTCACCCTTCTCTCCGCCTTCTTTCTTCTCCGCCTTTTTCTTTTCCTTCTCTTTTCTCTCCATGGCTTCCTTGTTTGCAATGATATCTTGTCTAGACATACCAAGGAATGTTTCAATAAGAAATGCAGTAGAGAAATATGGTTTTTCTTCGTCCCCAACTAATCCAGACATAGCAGTAACAGATTCTTTTCTTTTGTTTATCACGTCCATTTCTTGATTGATCTTAAATGGATTATCAGAAAAATAGTCAAGCCCTAATTGACTTTTAAACATGAAGTCTTTTTCCAAATGAGTATATTTCTTAGCCATTTGAATCCAAAGTGGCTTAGTTAATATCTCCTGGAATATTGATCTTAATCTTTCAACAAATTTAGAAAATTTTATTTCCTCTTTGTCTAATCCTTCTGCACCGTTAGAATACGGGGAAGTGTTACCTCCATCTGGGGTATGAAATCTCGAAGGCGGAACTTTAGATTCTTGTACAAATTTATCAAAGAAATACGATAGAGGAGCAGGGTCATTCAGGTTAGGACCTTCAGTATTGACAGGTTCAATAGTAGGTGTCCCATTAACTCCGGAAGGCATTAGATAGTTCTTATAGAACTGTATCTTAGGTTTACCGTCTACTAATAATTCTCCACTATCATCATTTAGCTGAATGTCCTCCTTATAGATGCTCATTAGTTCTCCTAATGTTTGCATACCTTTTTGAGGTGATTTAGTACCAATAGGAACTGTCATTTTTAATCTGAATGACGAATTCATTACTGACCATATAATTCTAGTGTATTCAATAATTCTTAGAATATTATAAGGTCTGATCAATCTCTCGATGTAGCTTACTCTAGATATTGAATTTCCTTTAGCATATGAGATATAAATTATCTGCGGATCGTAAAGTACTCTTCTTCTTTTAGGATCCTGCGGAAATTGTGTCCAAGTATTAATAAAGGTGCCATCTATTTGTTTCTCCACAGACGGAACAAGAGTAACCGAATCCAATTCTTTAAATCCTACAATATATTTACCGTCATTATCATAAATTATCTCAAAGCATAAAAACCCATCAACTAAAAACTGTCTGAAATATTGCCAGCCAGTTATATCGTCACTGAATCCCCATATATCATAAAGCTTTTTGTAATTCTCATATAAGTCATCTTTAAGCTTCTCGTTGATGTTTGTTATATCAATAAAGTCTGGGTATGCAAAAAAGTTAGCAGGATCATAAGATATAGCCTCGTCACATATCGTATCAAGGACCCATTCTATTTCTGGGTTAAGTGAAAACTTTCTCAGATAATCTCTTTTTCCCTTATAGTCCTTGTCAAAGTAAGAAATGAATTGTCTTGTAGTGATATCTTGCTTTGCTAACGTCCAAAGCATGCTTTCGTCTTCTATATTAGCCTTATTCTTATTTAAGAACGCAGCTTCGGTTACACCAACTGCTTGGGAATTTCTAATGACCATGTCATCATACTTCATACCAAAAGTACTTAGCTTTCTCACAGATTCTCTAATCCTCTGTATAACAGGGGATTGGGATGGATCATTATTATCTACAAAACCGGCCATTTAGTATATTTTAGTTATTCTAGTTACGAAACTTAAATTAATTTCGATTGATATTCATTATATATCCCCGCTATATCTAAGCCATCTACTTGGGACTTTCTAAGATATGGCAATTTATACCAATCGTCAAGGTCCAAAATGTGAAGATCCCTGATGAATGATGTCTTAAATCCAAAAACTGCAGACTCATAACCTGTACCAAGAAGCATTTTTTTAAGGTTCTCCTTTGTTAAAGGTAATGGGGTTATTGCTCCACCTTTTGTGTAATGATTCTGATTTTTTTCTATTATACTAGTGAAGTTATTATAGATATTGTCTAAGATTTTTATTCTATATTCAGGTGGGGTTACTATTAGATCTATACCTGAAAGTATAACACCATTTTCTTTTGTCTTATAAGAATCTGTGCATAACACTATGGGATTCCTATCAATAAACTTTCTTTTGTCCGTGATTTTACTATCAGTTGGATAGGGGAAAGAATATATTTCACCAGGAATGAATGGTGGCGAGAATTTCTTTTCAGAGTCACCATCTTTGAAATACTTCTTGGTAAATATATAGTCAGTATTTTTTACAAGATCTGTAACACTACTGAATTTTTTTTTATATTCTAATACTAATTCTGAATAGGTCATTTACTTTTGAATAAGAATTTTTCATCAACCACGCCGAATCTAAATCCTCTTTTTTCTGCCCACTCCTTTGCTGCTTTGAATTTTGCCTGATTGGTTATCCATACCTGCATGCTATGGTTATATGACTTTAACTTAGCAAGGGTCATACTTCCTTCGTATATGGGTTTTTGAGTTTGTCTTTCTGGCTTTATTTCAATAATCCATTCCTGTTCCTCCCCAGATTCTTTAAGCACCTTTATATAGAAATCTACATTATAATCATGATCTTTTTTATCCATAGGATTAAAATACTTAATTGCAATTGGTTCAGAACTCCATTTTAATATAGAATCGTTAGTATCACAATAGACACAAAAACGGGATTCCCAGGAAGATCTGTATATTATATTGTGGATATCTCCAATATACTTTTCTGGCTTAGATGGTTGAAATTTTCCAGATCTATAATCGCCATTAGGTTTTACCTTCTTTATATCAGTCATGAAGATTTGGATTAAACGTTATATGAGTTATCGTCGCCAGTTATATAACTGAATGGTATCATCTTAGGACTCTTTGGTGGATGTAACTTTTTCCAACCTTTTGCAAATCCATTCTTAGCTATTTGGGTAAAGTAAGCAAATGGGTTATTAGATTTTTCTGGATTAAATCTGTCCCAATATTTACAAAGATCTTCCATAGCAAATGCCATGCAATCTTCTTTATCCTCAGGATCTTTATAAGCCATTTTTTTGGATATACCATTTATCATCATGTTAAACATCCTTATAGTTTCAGGTGTTAGCTTACCTAATTTTTTTGATTCTATAACAGCGACAATAAGTTCACTATTTTTAACATATTCTTTTGTCATTAGTTCTTATATTTTTTTAAGGTTTGTGTACTTCTTTCTAGTAGAAAAAAGATAAATTATTTCAAAAAAAAGAGAACGTAGGTTATCTACGTTCTCCATTGGTTTTTAATATTATTTAGAATCTTCCTTAGTATCCTCTTCCTCTTCTTGTTCCTCCTGTTCTTTACCAGTTGGTGCTTTACTTAGCTTACCTACTGAGGAATCTACGAATTCTTTCCCTGGAGCATTTTGATTTTCTGCTTTAGGAGCGAAATAGAAGTTACGGCTTAGTTTTTTTTTAAATCGTCAGATTCGTCTAGGTTATATCCAATTTCGTCATTTACCTCGAAATCAATATCGCCTTCTTTTCCAGGAGCTTCTGCCAAATTCATGAATTTATCTAAAGATGTTACGTGCTTTGTCTCTTTAGCATTCTTACCTGATTCTGGAGCTTCTGCCATATCGCCTTCTGCTTCTGCACCTTCTCTAATGTTGTATCCTATTTCTTTATTCTTACCGTCTGCATCTTCACCTTTAAAATCAGTTTTATCTTTAGTTTCTGGTGCTTTGTCATCTAAAAGATCTTCACCTTCAACTTTAGCTTTTTCTTTCTTATTGTTACCTGGTGCTTTTGCCATTGCATCTGCTTTAGCTTTAGCCTCATTTACAGTTATATTGTAACCGTGCATGTGATCTAATTCCATTTCGATCTCGACACCTTCACCTTTAGGTGCCTTAGTAAATCCGTGTCCATCTGCAAATGTTTTCAATAAAGCTTTTTGCTCTTCTTCGCTTAGTGCAGATTTATTTAGATTTCTTGAAATCTCATTAGATTCTTTAACGTCTCCGCCTTCTTCTTCACCTTTAGCATCGTTATTTTTTTCAGCTGCTTGACTTAATGCTTCTTCTAGATCAGAAATTTCATTAACTAAGAAATCTGATGTTTTACCAGTGTCTAAAAGAATAGTGAATCTACCAGATGAACCGTCTACGGATATGATCTTTCCTGTTTCTCCTGATTCTTTAACTTTAATATAATCTCCAATGTTAAATTTTTCATCTTCGGATAGAGTTTCAACCTCAGGAGTGCTTTCAACTTTGTCTAATTCGATATTGATTTGATTCCATTTTTCTCTCAATACTGAAAGTTCGTTATTAAGTAAAGAATGTGCAGATTTCATTTCTTTCGAAGCTGCATATAATGGATTGTTTTCCATTAAGCTCTCAACTTTATTGATTTGCTCTTCTACTCTAGAAATGTTTTCTAATACTTTAGTTCTGTCATTGATCATGATAGACTTAAGTTTTTGTTCTCCGTCTAAGAATTCGGTTAATCCCTCAGAGATATCATATCTTAGGTAATCCTTAACCATTTTAACAGCTTGAGATCCATTTACTTTATAGATTGAATTCTCTCTCATTCCCTCATTAATTCTTTGAAGGTAAATTTCATTGTTCCATTTAATAAGATTAATTGCTACGCCTTCGTAAATGTTGGAAGTTATATTTTTAGCAAAATCTAATTCAACGATATTAGAGAAGTTTACATAAAGATTAAGTATGTCGTTAACTACCTGGGATTCATTAACAGCAAAGTGAGATGCTGATTCTAATCCTAATACTTTACCTAATTCACCAACGCTTCTAAAGTTTAATTTTGATTTACCTAAGTAAACAGATACACTTTCGTTTTCTTCTACTAAGCTAACGTATTTTTTACCTAATTGGATTAGAATACCATTTTCGTTAATCCTAACATAAGATCTAACTGATGCGTTTACCAATCCGATATAATCAGATGGAACTGAACCGATTTCTTTTGTACTTAATTTTCTAAAAAATTCTCCCTGAGCTTCAAATAAGCTGTTACCTATTGCAAAGATAGTCTTGTCGCCTTCAATTAAGATTGGTGAGTAAATTCTGCCTACTTTTGATTCCCCTTGAGCATTAACAGGGATTTCCAATTTTCTAGAATTAGCTGATTCATTAACATTTAAGTAATTGATTAAATTTCTAACAACCGGATTGAAAGACCATTTAGTAATTTCTTTAGATAATAATCCAGAAGATTTACCTTCAGAAATTAACCAGTTGTTTAATGATTCGCTAAGCTCTGAATAGAAGCTATTATTGCCACTTTGTTTGATTGATTCTAAAACTTTAGAAACCTCTATTTCTCTAGAGAATTTAGATGATTTCTCTTTTAATCCCTCGATCAAAGGTAAAACTGTAACGTCCCATTTGAATGATTCCAATTCAGCAATAAAGTTATCGATTACTGCAAATTCAGGTACGCTCTTATTTACAATAATATTTTCATATTGCTCGCAAACAATTTTAACTTTAGGGTATTCGTAGATGGAAAGTCCTTTTAGCTTGTTAATCGATTCTAAAACTCCTAGATTCTTTAATCCCTGAGCATCAACAAAAGATTTAGCACTATCGTCATTAGAAGCTAAATTATTTAAGCTCTCTAATAATGAATTGCTAGTATCTTCTTTCTTTTCGTTATCTAAATAGGAACCGGAATTATTTAAAGACGGGTTAGCTTTTAGTCCTCCCCATGATTCCATCAGAGATGATGCTGCTTTTTTAGAAGCCTCCATCTGTTCGCTTTTTATTGATTCCCAGTGATTTTTTAATTCTGGGGTTGCTTCTACATTTGAAGCTTGCTCGTTAAGAGCAGCAAGAACTTGGTTTTCACTCATTTCAGATGATCCATTAAGATAGCTTTCGCATATCTGTCTAACCTCTGGCGATTTTGTTAGTTCTTTCAGTTTTTTAACTTGGTTTATAAAATCCATGGTCTTTTGTTTTTTTAATCTTTTTATATATCCACGTTATGGACAGAAACTTTTTACTATATATTTAAACTATGTAGCATTTTATCACTTACAGACTAAGATTTCTAATTTAATATCTATGTCCGAATGGGTATTACAGAAAACTATGCCTCCTAGATTTGAGTATACTCCAGGCTTAGATAAAAGCCACCCTTCGTATATCGAATCTGTAGCAGATATTCTTTTACCTGAAAGCACCATTAATTCACCCATATAATATGTATCTCCTAAATAAGTCCATTCGAGATATTTCCTTGACTCTACTGTAGTTGATGGAAATATAGCTTTTACCCCTAAGAAAGAAACGTATCCAAGATCGTCTCCTATATCTGTTTGCTGAAGAAGGAAACATTTTCCTGCTTTTAAGGTAACCCGGCTTTTACTAAAAGATACGGTTTCTTCTAAGAGATCCTTCATATCTAGATAAATTGGTAGCTTCGTGCTATTTCCCTCGTCTAATACAAGGCTGCCTCTGTAGAATCTGAATCCAGTTCCTTCGTCATATGGGCATATTATTGGTTTAGTTGCCATTTTATTAGTTAGCTGTTATTATAGTCAATTTAACCGTCTTTGACGTTGGGTTAGTAAAAGATAGCCCACCATTTCCAATATTGGCTGGTCCTGTGTGTCCGTATGTAGAAAATGGATCTAAATCCCAGCCTTTCCAATGAAGATCTTTTTTTATGGCTCCAGTTAGAACCATAAATTTACCCATTATATTTCTAGGGTTTCCCTTATAATCCCAAAATAGAATTCTTTCATCTACTTTGGATTCTGGTAGATAATATGCTCTAGCTACTATCATTGATGCTTCACCTAAAGTTCCTTCAAAAGAACCTGGATCTATGTTAACAGAGTTTAAAGGTCCTATTGTAAAAGTTTGTTTTTGAAAATCTGAAAAATCTTGAAGTGGATGGAAAAAATATGCAACGTCAAGATAATCCAGGGTATCAGCCTTTTGCGTAACCACCAATGATTCTTTTATAAATCTAAGCTCTGGTTTTTCGTTAAATTCTCTAAATGTAGCTTCTATCCTAGATAAAGAATCCCTATTAATAGCTATATTAGTGTAGACAGTATCAAATCCACCGGTTGTTCCCGACATCGGGTTTAATGGGTATCCTGCAGATCCACCAGCTATTTGATCTCCCCCGTCGGAAAGAG